TCTTCTTCCAAATATTGAATCAACATGGCGACATAGATATCTCGTTCCCAAGGTATCATATTTTCAAGTTCGGTAAGACTATACTTATGGTGTTGCATCAATGAAAAGTTAGTCTTGTAGTAATTTTTTAAATCATCATAACCAAGTACTAGCCGAAAAAACTTTCGAGCCCTTCCACATCCAAATGGTGGCCGAAACCACATTTGGAACAAGTCATATCAATTTTTTTAGACAGTTTAGGAATACTATTAAAGAACTTTTCTAGTTTCTCAAATTGTTCTTGGTTTAATTGTTCAATAAACTCAACTAATTCTTCTACAGAAACCTCTTTCGCATAGTGAAATTGTTCACCATCATAAACATATTCAATAGATTGAGCCAACATATTAAAGGTAATTTCTGTTATATCATCCATATCAATGGAATCTTTAATTAGTTTGAATGGCGGATATTTCATTTTGACAACAATTTTGTCAGTCAATTTAATTTCTGGATCCACATACTCAGATTGTACTGGCAGTATTTGAGTCAAATCGATTTTGGCTTCCATAATGTTACCACAAACCTTATCTTCAACTTCGTTATTACAACGATATTTTGATTCGGATATTTCACCAACTGATTTCGCTCTCAATTGTAGAAAGTAATATTCTATGTCAACAATTGGCAATTCCTCAATATCCACATCTTTAGATAATGTACACACAGTTAAGATTTCTCTTACATTGTGTTGAATTGTTTTTGCATCAGACGATTCTAGTGCCATCATCAAAGCCTTTTGTTCTTTGACTAGATACGGCCTAAATTTAATTTTCTTTTTAGAAAGTGGTAATTCCAATTCATATGTTGGCACTTCAAGTTTTGGTAAAGCCATAATAACTCCTTAAATTATGTATCAGTTCTAACTGTTTCTATCGAATTCAAAATTGAATTTACTCCTGTCGAAATAGCACCAGCTGGTGATCCACCAAGGCCGCCGAGTCCAACATTTACAAAGTTTTCTATACCAGCATCCAACAACTCCATACCAAGTGCTTGTAGAGAATTATTTTTCCAATATGTGTAGGCAAATGTTACTGTTAATTTATGATACCCATCGCTATTCCAATCTAAATCTAATTGATTTACAGAAATTGGATAAGCATCATATAAATTTACTGAATATGATAATTGGTTTGAAACGTCATATTGATTTACAGTAATTGTTGTTGCATAATTTTCTTTATATCTAAAATTATAATTATATGTTGGATTAATATAATTCAACCAACCATCAAAAAGCAATTTTGATGACATATCGTCATCCATTATGAATGTTAAATCTATATCATTATATGTTGTTAGATATGGATGTTTTTCAACAGGACCGTAAGTTTTTTGTTCTGTTGTTGATAGTGTTCGACCAGGAAGATTTGCGTTCTCACATCTAAAGGTAAGATTTCTAGCAGCTTTAACATACGGAAGCAAAGTTAATGGTAGCGTAATGTTTACATCAAATCTATTTTGTCTGGATATATCACCAGAAAAACTTGATTTGAAATCATTGATTGTTTTGGCCATTTATGAGGTCCTTATTTCTTGAATAGAGTCTCGCCAAACTTCTTGTGGTTTGGCTTTCTTAAATTGTTGTATTGGTAAATACATTGCAACGTCCCATTCATTTGGTTCTACTGTCAGGATCCTGGACTTTATGTGGCTATACAAGTAATGTTTAATACAAGGCCTGAACTCTTTTAACTTAGATGATGCGTCCAACATTGGATAGGTGATGCGGATACGTTTAATTTCATCATCATCATTATAAATTGCAAAGTCCAATAGTTTCCGCATGAATAACACTCTATAACGAAGTGGTAAATAATGTATGTTTAAACCAATAAAGCCATCAGATTGTCTCTTTAATGGTAAAACAAGAGGAAATCTGTCATAATATGGTAAATCATCTTTACCTTTTGGATCGTAAACAAAATAATACAAACCACCCATTAAGAATTTTTGCCTATCACTAGGTTTTGTCCAGCGTTCTTTTTCTTTTGTTATTGGAATAGACAAGCGGCCAGGGTTTTTTAGGCTTGCAATTTTTTGCATTAACCATTTCAAAGATTCTCGGCTCATTGTTGGATATTGAGCTTCAATCTTTTGTTCGGTCAGAGTTGTTAGTATGGATTTCGTTGTCATCGGATATTTAGTTACAGTCCAAGGTGATCTTCTGTTATAAGTTTGAATTCCCAACCGCGATCTAAACAATATTCTGTGGCTGCTTGCCATTTTGCTTGATTAACGCCCCACGTAACAACTTCTTGTATGTATTGTTTCGTGACACGTTTCTTTTTTTCTGGTTCTTTTGTTTGTTTTTTTGGCTTGACCTCAAGCATCATCGTTTTTGTTTTACCATCTTGATTTCTAACTTTGACAACAAAATCAGGAAAATACCTATGCATACGACCATCTACAGGTGATTTGTAAGGAATTATCATTTCTTCTGAGGCCCAAGATATAATATTTGGATTTTTGTCGAGCCAATTCATCACTCGACATTCCCATGACGAGCGATAAATGATGTTTTTGTAATCTCCAACGTATTTTTGGGGATTTGAAGGTCGGAATGTTCCAGAATATGCCATAAATAAGTATATATCAATCTTTTAGAAAAAACAATGGCACTTATAACAATACCAACATCTATAGGCGGCATAAACATTCCGGGATTCGGTTTGAGTGGTACTAGTGGACCATTAGCCTCTTTGTACACGAATGGTGGGCGACCATTTTACAAATATCCTAGAGATTTAGGCAGTTCAACTAAAAGTCATGCAGTAGTTTTTACAATTAAAAAAATTAATGAGACATCACTTGATGAGGTTAAATCAACAGTGATATCAGCTGTAAAAACTGGATACGGAGCTGTAAAAGATGTATATGATGCTGGATTGAATGGTATTATTAGTTCTGGTGAGAGCGGAATAGAAACAGTTAGTGATACTGTTACTGAAGCAAGAGAATTTTTATCTGGTGGTTCAGATGCTGTTATTGAAAGAACAACAGATGCAATATTTTCAGGTATAAATTCTTCAGGTAAAGTTGTAGAACAAATTTCAAATTTGGTTTCATCAAGAAAAACAGAAATAATTGCTAGTATTGCATTGTATATGCCGGAAACGATGGTCTTCACGAATTCATCTCAATACAATGATAGTATAACTTTAGCCTCTGCGGCCGGAGCATTACCTATTATTGGTCCCGTAGTCAGTAGATTAACTGGTGCTGTTGGTGACGGCGGTAATGATGCATTAAGACTTGCTTTAAATAAAGCCGGATACGTATTCAACCCACAAAAACAATTATTGTTTCAAGGTATAGAATTCAGACAATTTAATATGTCTTTTACCTTTACACCATATTCAGCCAAAGAAGCACAAGAAGTTAAAGAAATTATTAAACTTTTTAGAACATGGTCGTTACCACAAAAATCAGCCGCAGGTGGTGGTATGTTCTTTAATCCTCCTGCACTTTTTGGTGTTGAGTTTTTATTTAACAGTTCACAAAATTTGAATATACCTAAATTAAAAGACTGTGTAATTGAATCGGTTGAAGTTAATTATGCACCAAATGGTTGGGCCGCTCACGGTGATGGTGCACCTGTGCAAACCACTGTAACAATACAGTTACAAGAAATTGCGCTTGTTGATAGAACAGATATTCAAAACGGATACTAAAATGCAATATTTCAGAAGTCTACCAAAAATAATATATACGGATAAAAACAATGTTTCAACACTTTATACCAATTTATTGGCTAGAGTCAGTGTTATACCCGATGTGTTAAATAATGTATTAAATTTTTATCCTTATGATGTACAAGATGATGATACACCAGAAATTGTTGCATATAAGTACTATGGTGATATTTACAGATATTGGATGGTTTTATACTGTAATGAAATGTTTGATCCTCAATGGGATTGGCCACTAAGTAGTTCTAAATTTGAAGATTATGTTGACCAAAAATACACAGCTGGTGGCCACAGCGAAATTCACCATTATGAAAAAATTATAACTAAAACAAACAGAACAAGTGGTACAGATTTTGACATAAAAACGAGTGTAGAAAAATATGAAATATCTAGTGGAGAATTTACATCATTGTTGTATAGTTCAGTTAATGGAATAGCATCATCAACATCATACACTTTTGGTACTGGAATAGTTGATGTTACAATACAACCAAAAGCCGTTTCATATTATGAATATGAGTATGATTTAAATGAATCTAAAAGAAGTATTAAATTATTAAATAAAATATATGCAGATCAACTTGAATCTGAATTCGTTGCACTAATGAAATAAAAATGGAAAATTCTATTAACTCACCAGTAGAGTCCAGTGGATTATATTATCCACAAGATTTTAGTTTAGAAGCTGTAGATATCGTAACAGATTCTTCAAAAACTTATAAACTCAAACATTTAGTTGTTGAAGTTTCTTTTTTCGAAGACATTTATGCCTTTGCTTGTTCGGGATATGTAATCTTACGTGATGCTGTAGGTCTAATTGAAACATTAAAGTTAGATGGTACAGAGTTTATTAATATTACTTATGGTAAAACAAAAAGACAAAATGATTCAGGTAAAATAAAAAGAACATTTAGATTATACAAAATAGGTAACAGAAAGCCTTCTGGTAACATAAACTCGGAGTTCTTCACTGTTTATTTTTGTTCAGAAGAAATGTTATTGTCCGAACAGTTAAAACTTTCAAAAGGTTACAAAGGACAACAAATATCTGATATAGTTATAGACATTTTACTTGGTGAAAATTCATTGAAAGTAAATGCTGGAAAACTTCAGTATATAGAAACAACATATGGCACATATGATTTTGTTATACCTCGAATGAAACCATTTCAAGCAATCAGTTGGTTGTCCACGTATGCAAGACCGTCAGGTAAGGCCGGTGCAGATATGTTATTTTTTGAAACAAATGATGGTTATCATTTCCGATCATTACAATCATTGTTTAATGACGATACTTACGGAACATATACATATAAGCCAGCAAACATAGATAATGAAAATATGACTTCTAGATTAAATACAGTGTTAGATTATGAATTTGTAAAAACATTTGATTCATTGGACGCAACAGAATCAGGCATATATGCCAGCAAAGTAATATCGATTGATCCACTGACAAGAGAACAAAGAATAACCAATTTTAATAAAAATAAATTAAGTGGTTACAGCAATTCCGGTGAAGGTACAAATAGATTAGGTAAGAAACAAACTGAAATGTTTGACTCTTCTTATAAATTGGTTTTTGGTAATGCAAATCAAATTGATAAACCTTACATAAAACAAAGTGAATTTGGTGTAGCAAAAGATATATACATTGAAACAACCGTGCCGAACAGAGGCGCACAAATTGCTTTAGCCAATTATACAGTGATAAAAGCAATTATACCTGGTGATACTGCAATTACTGCTGGCAAAACAATTATATTTCAGTTGTATAGTAATAATTATGATCCTGAAACAAAAACCAGAAAACTTGATGAATTTTTCTCGGGAAAATATCTTGTAACAGCCGTAAGACACATAATACAAACACAAGGTGTTTTTCAAACTGTTTTGGAATTAGCCAAAGAAAGTTTAAAATCAACTCGTTCTTCACCAAGTTACAGCAGTTCAGATTATAGAAGTATCGTAAATGCATAATTTTATTGGAAAAGATAGTTTTGTTTGGTGGGTTGGTGTCGTTGAGGACAGGTCCGACAAACTGGCTCTTGGTCGATGCAGAGTAAGAATTTTTGGATGGCACACAGAAAATAAATTAGAATTGCCAACAGATAATTTACCATGGGCTTTACCAATGTATCCCGTAAACAATTCGAATTCTTATATGCCACCTAGAATCGGTGACTGGATTGTAGGGTTTTTTATGGACGGCGAATCAGCACAAGCACCAGTGATGATGGGTGTTTTACCTGGATTGATAGCGGAAAAGAAGGAATAACTCATGGCAGCTGTAACACAACCTTTACCAATTGTAGGGGGTCCAAATTTAACACCACCTGTTGGTGCGGAGAATGATGGCCAAATACCTGGTCAGCCATCAATTAATGCTGCATCCAGAGGTATTGTTGATAAAACTTCTGTGGGTAAAACAAATAGTCAATTATCTCACGTTTGTGATTTTGTTTCTGAAATGCAAAAGAATATAGAACTAAAAAAATTCTTGAAAGCGGTAGCAAATCAAATTCGAGAAGGCATACGTGCAATTATGAGATTACTTGGTGTAACTGACGCTACAGGCCAATACTCATGGTTGATAGATAAATTAAAATCTATAGCAAGAGAATTAAAAAGAATACAAAAAGATATCATTCAGCCAATCATTGATTTTGAAAAATATGTTTTAGCTTACATTACAAAATTAAGAGCAATTGTACAATGGATATTAAGTTTACCAGCAAGATTTTTGGCTTTATTGAGAGATTGTTTAACTAGAGTATTACAATTAATTGGTAGTGTTTTTAGTGATTTCTTTGCAGAATTATCTGGTGGTGGAGCAAGTTCGGAATTAACAGAATTGGTTTCTGCTGCAAAAGAAGTAGCAACAGAAGCGTACAATACTGTAAATTTGGCTGGTGTTGCAGTGGCCGGAGCAGCGGCGATACCTGTGGCTGCGACAGCTGGTTTATTGATTCCCGTCAGTGCCGCTGATTTGGCTGCAGCCAATACAACAATTGCAAATTTTACTAGTACGTTCGCTTCAGCAAATACAGTTGCGTCGAGTACAAGTGTTACAGCAAAAAAAGGAACACCAATTTAAATTATGAGTACAATTAATACACCACCAACGGATAACCTGTGGACAGAACCAGAATCTGCCGCCAATATAGATAATGGACCAGTCTATCCATACAATAGTGCAACAGTTACAGAGTCTGGTCATAAACTTGAATTGGATGACACACCAGGTCGTGAACGTGTTCGTTTATCACATAGAATGGGAACTTTTATTGAAATGCACCCGAATGGTGATGAGGTGCATAAAGTTTTTGGCGATGGTTATGAAATCACGATTAAAAATAAGAATGTTTTAATCAAAGGATCGTGTAACATTCAGATAGAAGGTAATTGTAATATGAATGTTCTGAAAGATATGAACGTTCAAGTTGCTGGTGATTATAATTTATTGGTACAAGGTAAAACAAATATAAGGTCACATAAAGACATATCAATTTCAGGCGATGATGACATTTCTATAGCAGCAAACGAACAGTTTGGTGGTTCTATAAGACTAGCAGCCTCTGACAATTTATATTTGGCTTCAGACTTGGTTGTTGGTGGGTCAATTTCTGCTGACATAATTAGTGCTGAAACTAGAGTAAATGCAGGAACAGGCGTGTTTGCAGGACCACTTGGATTTGTTTCTAGTACTGGTGGTCTATCCTTGGGTATACCGTCACCATTGAGTCCTGTGGCAGTTCCTGGTTGTATTAATACAATGGGTTCAATTACATCTTTGGTTTCAGTTAATGCACCTTTGGCTAATTTTGTTTATGCTGATATTGGTATTATGGATGCAGTTTTAATGTCTGATGTTATAAATTCAAATATTTTTAACTATCATCAACACATTGGTAACAAAGGTTACCCAACAAGTTCACCTCTGGCAAATTTTTTAGGAATTTAATATGTCAACAGTAAATAATGCAACCGGTGTTTTTGCTACATTGGGTTATAATTTTGATGATCCTAACGGCAAAGTAACTACACTTTCTGCCAGCGCTCAAACACACTTAGAAAGTATGCCACCTTTTATTACAACTTGGCAAGCTGAAGATATTAAAAACAATGATATTGGTGGTTATTATGAAAATCCATTGGCTACCGATTTAATAAACCTTGCAAATACTTCATTAACAATATTGTACAATTGTAGAGCTAACGGTCTAAGTAATTTGAGTTTCACTTCTCGTGATCTAGCGAATACTGCAAATACATTCTTAGAACATACCAATAGATTGTCAGGTGTGACATCATTTCTTGGTGAAGATCAAGTAAATCCATATCTGGATCAAGCAATAAGTTATGGTAAAACAGCACTTTACATTACAAACCAAACTGATTCCATAAAAAACACAGCTCCAATACTCGGTAGTTTTACTAGTTTGTTGATTGGTACACAGTTAAAAGCCAATTTAAACACCATTATAGCTATTTCTCAAGAAATTGATAATAGTCTTGTTAATAGAACCAATGCAAATACAATAAGTTCAAACTTATCACCAGCACAGGTGCAAACAATAAACTTGACTATGCAAGCAGCGAACACATTTTTAAATAGTAGAATAAATTCCGATATAAATTATTATGGAAATTTAAAGAATTTCATCGATAGATACAATCAAACCAAGAAATTCACCAAACTAGGTGAGACCGAGCAATACATATACATGAATATTATTGGTACCGACAAATTGAAATCCAGAATTTCATAATTACCACTTTTCGAATTTTTACGTTCCGGCTCAAGAATTTTCTCCAACAGCTTTCAAATTCCAAAAAAGCGTTTTACCATTGGACATAAATAAAAGATGGCAACATCACTTACAAAAATATATTCAGACATAGATTTCACATTTGCAAGACGGCCTGCGGTGAATGATGTCGCCTTAAGCTATGATAACCAAGCGGTTATTCGTTCAATAAGAAACATATTATTGACTAAAAAATATGAAAAATTGTTCAATCCTTCTTTTGGTACAAACTTAGATTCTATATTGTTTGAACCAATATCAGTCATAACAACAAACTCACTGCAACAAGAAATAACATATGCAATAAGAAATTATGAACCTAGAGTCACATTGCAAAACGTTGTTGTTTCTCCAGACCCCGATAAAAATTTTTATACAGTAACATTAACTTTTTATCTAGAAAACGCAACACAACCAACTACTGTAACAGTCCTTTTAGAGAGAAACAGATAAAATGGCAGGCGCAAACACAAATTTTAATATAACTGAGCTGGATTTTAACAGTATTAAAGATAGTTTCAAAAACTATTTAAAAGACCAAGACGTACTTCAAGATTATAACTATGAAGGTTCTGCTTTATCTACATTAATGGATTTACTAGCATATAACACACAATATAATGCATATTATTTGAATATGGTAGCTAATGAAATGTTTCTGGATACTGCATTACAGAGAAATTCTGTTGTTTCTCAAGCAAAACTGTTAAATTATGTACCAAAATCTGCAATCGCACCATCAGCCACAATTAATTTAACTATAACTGGTGTTAATGATTCATCATTGACTTTACCAAAATATACATCATTTTTGTCTGAAGCAATTGACGGTGTAAATTACAATTTTGTAAATACCGATTCGGTTACTGTTAATGTTACTGCAAATACTGCAATATTTCAAAATGTAACGCTAAAACAAGGTACAGCGGTTGAATTAAATTTTCAAGGCAATAACACACTAGGTTATAAATTTAAAATACCAGATATTAATGTCGATACTACAACATTGTTAGTTTCTGTGCAAGAATCTGGTTCAAATAATTACGTAGAAACGTTTACAACTGCATCAAAGTATCTAACTTTGTCACCAACCTCAACTGTTTACTTTTTGCAAGAGGGACTTAATGGTTTCTATGAAATCTATTTTGGTGATGGTATATTAGGTAAAAAAATTAAAGAAAATAATATCATAAGAATTTCTTATGTTGTTACACAAGGAACATCTTCTGCTGGTGCAAATAACTTTTTACTAATGCAAACTGTTAGTGGTTACTCTAATGCATCAGTTTCTCCAGTAACACCCACTTCACAAGGTTCACCAAAAGAAAGTATAAGTTCTATACGATTTCAAGCACCAAAATCTTATTCTGCACAAGGCCGAGCAATCACTAAAGAAGATTACATCACAGCAATTCAACAAAATAATTTAGGTTATTCATTTGATGCCGTTAATGTTTGGGGTGGCCAAGAAAATGATCCACCGATTTATGGTCAAGTTTTTGTTTGTGTAAAACCAACTGGTGCTTACACTATAACGGAAAATCAAAAATTGAAATTAAAAAATGATGTATTGAAACCAATATCAGTAATGACAGTAGAACCGGTTCTCATTGATCCAGATTACACATACATTCAAATAACTGCGAATGTTTTGTATGATCCAACAAAAACTATTTCTTCATCGGAACAAATAAAAGCCGCAGTTAAGTCCGCAATTAATACGTATGCAAAAACAACATTAAACACATTTAATTCCACATTTAAGGCATCGGATTTTAGTGTAAGAATTAATGCAGTTGACTCATCTATAATTACAAATGAAATAACTATACAAATACAAAAGAAATTCTATCCAAACCTATCAACACCAACAACTTACAAATTATATTACGGCACACCA